TGTTAATGGTGACATTATATTACTCTCGCATATCTCATGTAATCTTGTTCCATGTAATCGTATTTTTTCATTAATCCCTCTGGTTCCATTCCTAAAAATTTTGCAAATCGATGACCATCATCAAAGCTATGTAATACTGCTGTTTGCAAACGATGGATGTCGTTTTTTTCTATTAAGTAGTTAGTATATTTTTTTATAGTCCTGGCAGTTTCTATTGGATATTTATTGATGTGATGGGAAGCTATGACCCATCCTTCATAACAACCTTGCCAATATTTAATAATACCACCACATATAATGGGTCTATTATCTTTGACACCAGTAAAACAATCATCAACTTCTAAATTATTTATAAAAGATAAACTTTTTTGATTACCAATAAGCATATTGTTAATGTCTTGGAAAACAACATATCCATGTTCTTTTATAAATGGTCTAATTTCCATTATCCGTCATAGGTATTGAGCTGCGGATACAAAGCAGTCACAGTTAAAGGAAGAGGTTGTGTTTGTTTTACAAATACAAACCCATCGGTTTCATAGTCAGAGTTAAATTCAATATGTTTATCTCCGCTAAATAAACTAACCGCTTGATCCATAGCCATAGAGGAATCTCTAAAAGGTATTATGTCTGTGTTGTCTGCTTGACTTCCTACTTCAGCTCCCACTGTTTCGAATAGCCTTATAGTTAATTCTTGTATTCTTTTTGTTTTACCTTGTGCTGATCCATCGGCACTACCACTTTCTATTCTCATAGTTTGTAAGCTAGAAGTATAAGGTAATCCGACTGTTATTTTTGTAGCTGACCTATCTAATGTAATAGATCCATCACTCACAGTTTTGTTTGCATGAGTAGCTCCGTTAGCCAGGATAGAAACTGTTTGACCTTCTAAATGATCTAGACCAGATACAGAAGTTACTGCTGATCCAGAATATTGCAAAGCACTATCTAAGAACCAGGCATCTTCAATAACAGAAGAATAATCAAAAGGTTTTAAAAATTCAACATATCTGCGTGTAGCACCATTAACTGTTCTTTTCACAATCATATACAAAGTATCTTCACCTTGTGATGCAGCAGTAGAGTTAGATATAGCAGCTACACTTTCTACAACTGAAGTACCACTACCAAAAGCACCACCCAAAATATGTCGGTGCCAGGCAACTACTTGTTCTGATCTTTGATACGTCATAGCACAAAGAACACCATCGGATCTTACAACCCACACAATGCTGTCTGGTTCTTGTTGATAAGTCCATTGTGTAAATCCAGTTGCTACGCCAGAGCCACCTATATGTTCTGATAATATAGTTAGGTCTGGAGCTATGTATCCATCAGTGTCATAGTCATAAGTTAGTTCACGAACTTTTTTACCAGCTCGTTGTACAAATAAAATTTTATTACCAGCAATCAAAGCATCAACATCAGAGGTACCATATCCAGCTTGTCTTTTAATTTGGATATTAGTAGGTGTAATAGGTTCTGCACTAGATGATGCAGTAGCTATAAATTCACCACTAGATGTGCCTAAGACTAATGTTCTTAAACCTTTGATATATTTAATGGCATTAACTTGGTCGGAACCAATCGTAAACTTCATCCCATCGGTAGCATTAGTGCCAGTAGTCATGTTTTCAAAATCACCAGATTGAGAAAAAAAGATTGTTTGAGGATTAGCAGTTGTTGCTGCAAAAACTAATCGTTGTTCAAAGAAGGTGACACAAGAGGGATGACCAGTTGTATCTGAAAAAGCACCTAATTGAAAAGAAGCTGTAGCATTTGTATTAGCAAAAGCTGTTGTAATAGTACAAACGACGACAGTTGAGTTTGTTCGTGATGTTATTGTAGCAACACCAGAATTAAATTTTATAGATCTACCGACATCTGTTGTAAGCCATCCCTGGTCATTATTAATACCAGTAGTTGCAGAGGCGGTTATATTTACACTTGTGCCAGTAGAGGCAGAAGCTGGGGTGAGGGTAGTAGAGGTTGTGTTAGGATCTAAAAAAGCATCACCATCAAAATTTATTTCATCAAGGCTCCAGGTTGTATGACCAGTTCGTGATAACTTTGATGCTTCGTGAGAAGGATGACATAAAAACATAACATCTGCTGACTGTGCAAACTTTAAATCAAAAACTTGTGACGATAAATAGGGTGTTGTAAGTTCAAAAACTCTGCTGACTGTACCACCAGAAGAGTAAGCTGAAAATGCAGAAGAATTAATATCGGTACCATCAACATTTTGTAATTCAAAAGTATTAGTTGTTTTATCAGCTACTAAAAAAGTTTTACCATTTACTTGTGTCATACCAGCGACACTAGAGATAACAACTGTATCACCATTACTAAAACCATGACTAGTAGCTGTCACGACTGCTGGATTAGCCTGGGTAATTCCAGATATAGTTTTATTTGCTTCTAAGACTTGACCGCCATCTTTGTGAACTCTCATATATAAATTACCAAACTCTAAGACATAGGTTTGTGTGGTTGAAAATTCAAAAGGTATTAGTCTTGTAGCATTAGCAGAAGTTTTAACTTCACTAATAAACTGTGTACCAGGTCTACGAGTAGCACCACCATGAGGATGCACAATCATATTCTCTAAAGTTTTACAGCCTTGAAAATATTTTTGTAAATCTGTTCTGCCATCTAATCTTGGTGATAATTCACCACCAGTAAAATTAGAAAAAGCAAATGTTGATCTTGGCATTAAACTACCTTTTTATTGATTTTCTTTTTTTTATTTCTTAATTTTGCAAAATCAACTTTCTCCATTTTATTAGGATCACCGCCTAGTTTTGCAATTTTTTTTTGTTTAGATGTAAGAATAGTATTACCCATTATAACCTCGCATTAATAAAGTCACCAGCTTGCAATCTATTATCATCATCTGCTGAACCTTCTGTAGCATCAGCAAACCTTGCTTCTTTTAATTTAGCATCATAAAGACCAAACATTCGATCCATTAAAGTAGAGGATTGAGTTATGGGATAACAAAGTTCGGCTGCTAACCTGGCACTTATTGTTTCTATTAGTAGTGTGTCGTATTGTGTTGTGTCAGTAATCTTTGCAACATATTGAATTTTAATAGTTGCTTGATTAGTTAATAAATTTCTTCCTTCTATTCTGTAAGTTTCTTCTCCAGAAAGATTAGAGTTTTCTGTTCTTAAAACTCTTAAACAATCCGCTGGCAATGTGTACTGATAGCTCCATTGAAAGTTAGGGGTTTCAGTATTAGCTGCTAGATCAATTCTTTTAATTAAACAGTTCCAGGGATGTGAACGAAAGATGGCATCCCTCACTGGCTCATATCTTTGATTGCATAAGCGACCATTCTTTGAGTTTTCAGTAAGGGAGATAATCGTAGCTCCGCCTAACATATTTAAAGCTGAATTACATATATCTACTGTAGATGCCATCTCTTCTCCTTTTTATTCTACGCTATAAACAACGATACATTTGATGGTGCCAGAAATTGTAGCACCGCCAGTTGTAATCACTACGTCTGTGACAGCAGTTGTTCTATGACCTACACCAGTCATGGTTGCAATGGCTGCACCAGTTGATGAGCCACCTAACATTGACTGAGTTTGACCAGCAACATTCCAAGTGCCAGTGGCTGCAATGAATAAATCATCATCTGCCGCTGTTCCAACTTTAAGTGTTGAAGATCCACCCAATGCATCACATTTAAGAATTAAATCGTGAATTGTTGCGTTGGTAGGTATTCTTGCGATTGATATATCTGAACCAGATGCAAGTGAGGATGCTTCGTAAGTACCATGAAATACTCTGAGCTTTCCTCCAGCAAGTTCGCTGTCTACTTTAACAGTAGGAGTTGCGTCTAGATTAGTTAGTTCTGTTCCTTTTACACTAGCCATTTTTTACTCCTATTCATCACAAGCTATTTCGACAACTTTTACTTCTTCCATACGCACCGCTCCGATGCTCATGCAATAGTAAACCTGTGTACTATAACTTTTGTCAGCTCTTTCAGAAATCTTTGCTTGAACGTCTTTACCGATTGCAAGTTTAATTGCATCTTCTGTAAAAGCATAACAAAGTCTGTCGTCTGTGTTAGTAGCGTCTAAAGACAATCTGTTAGACATAATGAACTCAAATCCTAGGAAAGAATTAACTGTTCCTTGTGCTAAAGCCTTAACAGTGTTGAAGTCAGATGACTTTACTTCTGTTGTGTTTAACAAGTCAGATATTTGAGTTGGTGAACAAACCACATATCTTTTTAAAGATGGGTCAACATCTGCTAAGTCCATTAGTTTTTTTGCTTCTAATAGTTTTGCAACTGTCATTCCATCTGATTGAGATGAACTAAATGGTTTTTGTGCTGAAGGAAGAGCTGTAGATGTTCCTCCACTAACTCCAGTTGATGCTGTTCCACCTAAAGCTGAAATGATAACATCATCCATAGATCTACCCATAGCAGCAGCCGCAGCTCTTGCATAAGTTGATGTAGGATCAATTAACATTCTTACTTTGTCGGATTCATCGACTAAGTCCGCCCATTCGTAATCTTCAAGGCTGACCCTTCTTCTTGCGTGTGGTACATCGATCTGTGGAGTGTCACCATGTCTTGATGTTCTTTTGATAGCAGCGGTAGAACCGATTTGCTCAAAAAAAGCATTGTTAGCTTGTACACTCTCAATATCAACAGCACCTCTGAGTTTACTTCCCATCGATTGTGACAGTAATTGAACATTGTTCTTATACTGTTCAACGAAGGAAGTTGTAATTTGACTTGACATAAGTCTTTCTCCTTTTTGTGTTGTTATTTAAATGTTCAGACTAGCTACCGATAAAATCGACTTGTCTTGGATTTTAAAACTTTTGGTTTGCTTGCTTTCAAGCTGTCTTTAAAGACCACCATGTGGCTACCTTTATAATCCAGGCATTACTGCCTAGGAATTTATTCTTCGTCTGGATACATCATCTGTCTTAATTCAAAGACATCTTGCACAGCTCTGTCATGGTTTGGATGGCTCTTATCCCAGTAGGGGGAGCCAGGCACCATGTGCTGGTCAATCTTTCTTTGTGCTTCGTCTGGCGTAAAGACATTTTCTTGTGGTGCATTGATAGGTTGATCTTCACCTACCATAGACGCTAATTTTACAAAACCTTTAATAAGATCTGGATTATTTCCTAGAGATGAACCATCTGCTAGGGTAATCCCATCTAACTGTTCTTGTGTAAAAACATTCTGTGCTAATCGCATAGCAGAATTTAATTTACTGTCATAGGCTTTGCCATATTCTTTTCTTAATAGAGCTTCTGTTTCGGCTCGTTGTGTTTCTACATCGACACCAGCATTTGTTTGTGCTTGTTCTTGTGCCTCATTATAAAAACCTACTAAAGCAGATACTTGTTCATTATTAAGACCTAGCTCATGAGCTAATGGTTTAAAACTTGTTATCATATCTGACGCTTCACCTTCGATAACATATTCATCTGCTGACGATGGTCTACCCATTTTAGAATAAACTTGTTCTGAAAATTGTTTGATATCTTCTGGTGTGGCGTGTTCGGTGGGTACTGCAATTTTGTCTGCTCCAATAAATTTTTGAGCATTAACAAAAGATTTTGCTAGACCTGGAATATCTACGATGGTTTTCATCGAAGGATCATTTTTTAAATCGTCTGGAAGTTGATCTCTCCAGTTTATTTCAGTAGGCTCAGACACTGGAACTGGTTGTTCTTGTGCTACCTGGTTTTCCTCTACCATTCTTTTCTCCTTTAATCATGTTTTTGAGAAATAAGATAACTGTTCTTTGACCTTCTAAGTAAGCAAGGTTGTTAGTGTTGTTATCCATTGTTGTATTATGGATATGAAATCTAAGTTCTAAATCCTCTAATACTTCTGCACCATCTCCTTGTGCAAAAACTTTTTGATATTTTTCTCTAAGTTTTTTTACTTCATCCATTATGGTTTTAAGGCTTCCACCATAGGTGCTGCTTGACCAGCTGCTTTAGCTTGTTCAAGTTGCTGTTGTTGCTCCATCATGGCTTGTTGTTCAGCTGCTCTTTGTTGTCTTATTTCTGCAACCTCTGCGTCTGATTTCATAATCTTAGCTGGAACACCTAATACTTCTTGTGTGTGCTTTACAAACTTATCGACATCTAAGTAATCAAACACTGGAGCCATTTGTGATAGTGGAGCTAGCATCTCTAACATTCTAGAAGCTGCTGTTATATCACCAGTTCTTTGTGACCTGGCTAATGGTGAAGTGTATTCGATATCAATGGTTTGACCTTGTAAACTTTCTGGGGGTACTGGGAACATATTCATCTTTAACATAATATTAAAACAACGAGTGATAAGAGGCTGTAGCATTTCTCCTTGTAGTCTACCTAAGACTGGAGCTAACATTCTCATCTTCTCTTCGTTTCTTTGTAAAACTTCTGTAGCTGTCATGTTTACTCTTTGAGCTAACAATAATTGATCTACATAAAATGCTTTTCTAATAGCATCTCTTCGTTGTTCTTCGTACTCAACACCAATACCAATGTTGGCATTTGTGTTTAAAGGTTCAATTCGATCTCTTGAACCAGAACGATAAAAATTTAATCCGCCAGGCACAGTTCTAATAGGCAACATAAAACCATCGTCTGGAACGAGAAGAGGGGGGTCGATAACTTTTTGTGCAGCCTTAATTAAAGTTTCTGACATTTTGTTTATCATCTTAATGTCTGGTAGTGCTGTCATGGCTGGTGAACGACCATACGTTTCGATAGATGACTTTACAAATCTAGGCACTACATAAGGGAACTCATCATAGCCACCTTCACCTAATAGAGTGTTATCTTCTGGATCACAATAAATAGAAGCAAAGGCTTTATTCTTAGCATCTATCTTATTAGGATTCCTATCTTCTCTGGGATAAACAACATGAAGTAAATCTATTTCTTCGTAAGGTTCTGCTTCACTCAGTTTTGTAATCTTTTTAGATACATCACCAAACAAAGACACAGCACCTTTAGCTGACATTTTAAATTTTCTATAAACTGTATCAACACGACCAAACTCATTTTCTTGAATATAGATTTCAGAAATATGCCTGGTTGAAAATCTTAAAACTTTATCTTCATCTTGTTCAATCATCATACCAGCAGTACCGAATGTTATAAGATCTTGATATAGCTCGTGTATTTCTTGTTGAAAATTAGAACGATTAAGAACTACATACATTTGTTTTGTACATTCTTCTAACCATTCCATTGCCTTATCATCAGCATTTAAACCTGGTTCTTTGTAATTCATCATAAACCAAGGTGAAGCTGCGTTAGTTAACATTCCATGTAATGATGAAGCTAACAGTTCAGCAGCATTAATTGCAGAACTATCAAATACTCTTTCAGTTCTTTTCTCACCTTTACTAAATTTAGTGACGATATCTGCTCTTCTAGGTAAGACATAGTCAGCGATTTCTTGCCAATGTGTTTCCCAAGTTCCTCTAGCTGATTTTAATTTAGAAAATCTTCTTACTAATTCTTGTGTATTAATCATTAACTATCACCTAATTTCTGTTTTGATCCACCTAATAACAAACTAGGCACACTATAAGGATCATCTTTATAACCTTGTCTTTTTTTTGCTAAGATACTTTGTGCTGTAATTTTTTTTTCTTTTGGTTTTTTAACTAAACCTTTAACAATATTACCAACAGCTCCACCTTTTTCTATAAAGCTAGGAACAATACCTTTTTCTTTTTTTGTTTCTGGTAAGTATTGTCTATAGTCTGTGGTTTTTTTACCTGGTGCAGTGCTAATACCTTCTCTTAAATATGAATCATCTGCTTTACCACCAAACACAGCTCTACTCGCATCTCCTATAAGCTCACCGCCTGTTGGTGCAGATGAAATAATTTTTCCAGTGTAGTCTGCTGCTGTAGATCCAGTCCTTGTTACTGTCATTTTTTTTCCTGTCGCTGGGTCTATTCTTTTAACTCCTTTAACAGTACCAGTTGTTTCTACAAACTGTATTCCACGACCACGATTGGCAGCTTCTTCTAATTCTGCTTCTCTCTTTTTAGAGATCTCACCACCAGTCATAATATTTGACATCAAATCTTGTGTTTTAACTTTTCTATCTTGTTTTTGTGATGCTGTTGGTGCTGACATAATTAACCTAATAAAGTTTTGTAACCTAAGTTTGCTGGTTCATTAACACCAGTGACGGATGTTAATAAAGTACCGCCTTTACCTTTTCTTTTAGATTTTTTACCTTCATCTCCTGGTTGTGTTGTTTCTGCCATACCTTCAGATATAGATTTTGACATTTCCACTATTGGAGGTGTTGGTAAAGGTGTTTCTTTTATTTTTTCGACAGTAGATTCTATTGGCATTACTGGCTTACTTTTTGATTTTAAAAATCCCATATTATTATCCTAATAAACTTTTTGTGTTAATATTTGCTTCTGTTTCATCACCCATTACAGATGTTAAGATAGTAGAAGTTCTTCCTTTTTTCTTTTTCGTTTTTTTTAATTGATCTTGACCAGCGTCAACCACATCCTTATCAGATTCATCTGGTGTATCTGGTAGTGGTGGTACCTCTGGTATAGGGGGTAGTGGTGTTGTTTTTGGTCTTAGAAATCCCATTTAATTTGCTCCGAATACTTGATAATTATTTTCTGCTTTTAGTTGAGGTGCTTGTTTTCCTTTTGTACCTTCTGTTAAAGAAACAGCTGCTACTCTGAGGCTGTCACAAATATGTGAACTCCAATCATGTACTGGCTTGCTAAATAATTTATTATTAACATTCCATTTACGATGGTAATGGCGAAGTGCATCTATCACTATCTCACATTGTTTTTGGTCAAAATAACTTCTTGATAACAACATAGATGTCATGTGAATACCTTCTTCAACAGATAGTTTCGGTGCAACCTTAAACCGAATACCTAACTGATAAGCAACTTCTCTTCTGGTCATACCATTAGAAAAATCGTGTTGTTCTATATCATGGGGTGCAAAATGCTCTCCATAAACATATTCTCTATTTTTTATATCTTTAATAAAATAAGGTAGACCTTCACCACTTTGAACCAGGCTATCTATAAAATAGATTTGTCTGCCTATCTCTTGAAAGAATATTATACTGGTACTATCGCTATAGCCTATATCCCAGGCTGTATGTACTGGATACCCAGGGTCATAACTAATATTAGTAATGTTTCCTTGTGCATCTAATTTATCTATTATTTTTCCGTATATGGTACCAGAGATAGAAGCAGAGAAGTCACATTCAAACTCTTGACGATACTCTTCTTCCGTCATATTTTTTCTTAACTGGTTTAGTTCGAACTCATCTATAATACCAGTTTCGCTTGCTTTAAAGACCTTACAGTACCATGCTGGGTCTGCGTTAGCCTTCTTATACAAGTCATACAAATAATTCCTTGTTGATAACGGAGTTCCAATAAATAAACATTTGCCTTTACGATCTGATAGAGCTGGAAGAATAACTTTAGGAAAGACTTCTTCATCAATCAGCTGCACTTCATCCATCACTACAAGATCATAATAATTACCACGCAGTGCATCTGGATTAGCATCGATACCATAAAGGGTTATCCTGGCACCATTGGGAAAGTCACATCGCAGTTCAGTTTCATTATATTTGATGCCAGGAATTTCTTTAGTGAATTGTTTGATGTAATCCCAGGCTATCGACTTAGCTTGTCGAAAGGTAGGAGCTACATAAGCCATTCTAATATTTGGCATGGTATGCGTGAAGGCATACTTAATCATGTGATTGATTCCAGCCATACTTTTACCACCTCGTCTGTGCATTATGACAACGCTAAATCTGAAGTTCTCCAAGGCATCATGGATTTCTCTTTGTGGTTGTCGAGGCGAGTAGGGTATTAAAATCTGTTTTGCATTTGCCATTAATGAATTGTCTTTGATAAAGGAGTTTGATCTGGCATTGTTGAAAATAAACCTAAGAGTGAATTAAGATTATTAATAAATTCTATTTGCTCTTCTTTACTTTCAAACTTTGTAAACTCTATGGTCACTTTTAAGGATTTCTCATCGTAGTAGATAATGGATTGAATTTCGTTCATGTGTGTGTGAGTGTCTAATTTGGGATATATATATATATTCTACGTGCCAGGTGGTTTTGGGGGGTACCCCCCTCGCACTTTTTGCAGAAAACCATTACGTATCAACGATAAATATTATTACGAGCTACGCTACGCCAGGCATATCGGTTATGACAACCGATCTAAACCCAGTAAACTCAACAAGAATAAATAAATAACCACAACATAACCACAAATGTACTCGCACTTCATGTCGTGTGCGTGGAACCATCCGCATCGTCTGTTAATATTGGGTCTTTACTTGCCTTCATATCCCATCCAACAGTATAATGCACTCCTCCTTTATGTTCGTTCACCACCTTGTCGTTATACTGAGGTAGTATCTTTGAAGCTATCCATCGTAGATGTGTGAGCTTTGTGTTCAACAATGTAATGTCTAAGTGTGTCTTGTCTTTAGTAGTGGTTAGCTTCTCCATCTCTTCAAAGCCTTTGTCAAGATTAGTTAAAGCTCCATTCATTCTAGCCTGGGTGATACTGTCATTGAACTTGTCATCCTTTGACATCCATTCATACACTGTCGTTAGGCTTGGAAACTCCGCTGATGAACAGATCTTGCTTAGTGGTATCCCATTCATCAAGTTTACTTTGATGTCGCTCTTCAATATATCTTTTGATCTGTTCTTCGCTATAGCTTTGGAATTGTTTAAGTTTTGAATAGGCTTTGATTTTACCATCTAATGTTTTAGCTCCAGTAGACATACCACCATGATACTTGCATCGACCATTAGCCAAGGCTTTAGCCTGGCATGGATTGCCATCATATTTACGAGCTGCACCACAATGTACCTTGCGTGATGGTCGTCCTACCATGTTGTGAATTTCATACAGACTGAATCCAGTCTAATACAATCTATATACAATATTGTAGTCTTTGTCGAATTGTTTTTTCGTCATTAACAACAAAGGTCATCATGAATAAATTGTTTTTACACTTCTTTGCTAGTGTCGATCTATGCTTACCAAAGAGATACTCCATCTTCTTCCAAGGTAATTTATTAGCTCGCATCCATAACATCTTGCGTTCATCTTCATCACTCACATAAGCTATTAAATCATGCACTAAAGCTAATCGAGATATCTGTTTGCCAGAAGGTGGCGGTAGCTTGATATAAGCCTTATCCCATCCATAAGCGAGCCAATCCTTAGGTATATCAACCCATTGTGCTTTATATCCTTTAGGTTTAATGCTGGGTAATCTTCTGGCAGTTCTCATACTTTCTTCAAACCAGCTCCATAAAGTGTAGCTGTCAACTTCAATAGTAAATCGCTGTAAATTCTTTTCAGCTCTCATTTACCATTGCACATCATCTTTGCATAGTTCAATGCTTCAGTGTGTGTTTCTTCATCGTTTAATCTTTCAATCCAATCTGAATATCTTTCTCTTGATAATTTACGAACCATCAGATTACGATATTTATATTCCATATTCTGATGATAAGTTCTTCCGCTATCGACTACTTCACGATATTTCATAGATTTAATCTTTGCTATGTGCTTCACCATATCTTTTATATCCACGACATTGCTCCTCTCAGTTGATTTATTAGTTAATTCATTAAGTTGATTATTAGTAAATTGGGGGATCAGTGCTGATCTATGTTCCGATCTGTTCTGATCTATGTTGCGATCAGTGCTGATCTCTGTTAGGTACTCAACTGATCTATAATCAATGCTGTAATCGTTAGATCTGCCTGGGTAACCTTTGACATTACGAACAAGATAACCACAATCAATTAACTTTTTTATTCCTCTTCTAGCAGAGATAAGGGATATGTTGGCATCATCTGCAATGCGTTGTTGAGAGGGAAATAGTTTTCCAGTTTTGTTATTAGCTCTATCCAAAAGATAGAACATCACTCTGCGTGAAGTATCGTTAAGCCTACAATCAGCATTAACGAACTTTAAGAGTTTCCACTTATTGAGCAGCATTGTCTTTTAGCCTGTCTTTCACAATCTCTTTCATAGTTAGTCCACCAAAATTTGTTTTCTTCTATTAGCTTTTTGTAATGTTTTGCTAAGTCTTTCCAAATAGGGTGAGGTGCATTATTTCTTTTCATTAAAAATCATTCTGTTTTCTGTTAATTGAAGGGGTATCATTTCGACTATGCAGCCGCCTGGCAGATAGATTTCTGCTCCTCTGTCGTTATCTTCTAAGCATTGGGAACGATAAACGATCCAATCCCCAGCTATTTTAGGGTTAGGAACCACATATCCACATTCCATGATATATTTAGCTGAACCATCAAACTTCTCTTTCCAGCCAGTTTCTTCTGTAGGATCACGCCATATTACTAGGTTAATGTTCTTGGATTTTTTAACTGCGAGCTTAAAATAGTCCATATAGGTCTAAATTTACCATTAAAAGACCATAGATGACCATATACCTATGTTAGAACATTTTAGTAGTTATACATAGACATTCTAGTTCTATTTGCTATCTTGTCTTTGTGAATACAATAAAACATAATCCCTTTTTTATGGAACACCGACTTAAATTCTTTTTTGATGATTTGAAAAAATTTGGAAAAAACCAAAAAGAGTGTGCAGAATACTTAGGTATTACACATAGAGCCATGAATAGAATAGTGAGTAATTCATTTCATGATCTAAAAGCCTCACAAATAAACAAGATAGCTTCATACTTAGAAATTACACCAGTAGAAATATATCAAGAACCTATTCTTAAATTAATTAATTGTTATCAAAATACAGACGATCAAATTTATTTTCACGATAATAAAAAAGAATCTCATTACATAGAACTTCCAGCTAGTTCGCATCCAGAATTAAGAAGAAAAGATTTAATTACAATGCAAAATTTAAACAGTTCCAGACAGTGGGATTTTGGTTTTATATTATGTTTTACACCTTTTGTTGATCCTAGAACTATTGATAAAACTGAGATATTTGGTTTGATAGAGAGTGAAGATAAATCTCACTATGAGCTTTGTGTTCTTCGTAAGCCAACAACAAACCTTAGTAATAATAGATACAATGTCAGTTCTTTTATGACTTTTCATGTAAGACAAAACATGGAAGTTATAGAAATTGCACAGTTTATGTCTAGCTCTAATGCTAAGATGTTTAATTATAAAACTGTCGAAGCCTAATTTTCTTAAATACGTTATCCACAACTAATTGCGTCATTTACACCATATATATACCTAACTGTTAATTAATTAGTCATTTAATGTCTAAATAGACATTTACTTGCACATTTATATAAAGTTTAATAGTTGCATAGATGAACAGTAGTATTCCACAGTATTTCTTAGATAAAAACCTCAACCATTTCTCACCAAGCCAAGCAAATATGCCTGTAGATCA